GAGCCGCCCTTGTAATACTCGGACATCGAGTGTGGCGCAGTCCCACCAAACTCGGTTGCAATATCCGATAAAGATATGGTTCCTGACGCTGGAAGTGTCATGATTAGATAGTCCCAAAGGCTGTTACATCATTTGCAGAAACAATTTCACCTGTTGTTTTTATTTTTGCTACATCTGTGCCGTTATAATCAAACACCAATTCGTTGCTGATTACACTTATTGTCCAGTCACCCAATGTAAATGTGCTGCCGCTAATAGGAACAGTGGAGAAGGTAAGGTTTCCAGAACCATCTGTCTGAAGATACTGACCGTTTGTGCCATCTGCTTGGGGATAAGAAAGCCCGTCCAGTACAACAGACCCCGTACCGTTAGGTGTTAGGTTAATGTCTTGATTTGACACCGAAACAATACTGTGGGTCTGAACGTCCAAGTTGCCCCCTAATTGCGGGGTGGTGTCGTTTACAAGGTCTGTAGGTGCAGAAAGCGTGTTGGTGAAGTCTGTCACCTGTGCGCCAGAACCCGCTCCATTTGCAAAAATAATGGAAGTGTCGCCGTTGTTAACGGTAGCGTTGCCGCCGCTACCTTGTGTAAAAATAACCTGCTGTCCAGAATTGTTTTGTACAAAATACAACTTGTCTTGGTCGTTAGGACTAATTGTAATTGTATTAGTCCCGGTTGGAGAGCCGCTTAAAATTAGTACTTTGTTATGACCGTCTGAAAGCTGCCCGTCAGTGGTTGTTAGTGTATGTGTTGTGCCCACTAAAGTAAGGGTACCAACCCCGCCAGCAATGCGGTCAATGATATCAAAGTTTGTATTTACAGTATTGCCCCAAGCACCCGCCTGTTCACCTGAACCGGGTTTTTGTATGCCTGAGTTTGAGGTATAGGTACTTGCCATTTAAACCACCTTTTGAATCCACTGTTGTATTGTACCACTAGCGTTGATTGGTGTCCATGTGCCACCTGTATGAGTCATTGGAACCCATATCTCTACTGTGGTGTTTGGGTCAACAGGCTCCCACAGTATTTCGCCTAATGTTGATTGTATGAAAAAAGAATCTGCGGAAGTTGAGGCAAACCTTAACAGCCCTCCCAAAGATTTTGTAACAAAAAACTCACTCGTTGCCTCTAGCTCTCCAGAAAACAGCACTCCGCCCAATACATCTATTAAATCAAACCTATAAGTAGAGTCTTGCAGTCCATACAGTATTCTCACCGCCGCAGTGGTTTGGGTGAAGTTACCGCTGATATCGGCAGTACCGCCTGCAATTAATGTCTGTGCGCTGGTCTGGGTAAAGTTTGCAGATTGTTCAGACACACCAGAGGCAATGATGTTTGGAACACCTGTTTGTGTAAAGTTTGCGTCAAGCCCTGCTACGCCTGTAGCAAAGCGCAAGCCTTGCGCGTTTTGTGTGAAGTCAGAGGTAATTTCTACATCAGCGATAAGCGTACCCGCCGCTGCGGACACCTTTGAGAAAAAGGCGTTAACGTCCATACTACCACTTAATATGGCGGATAAGTCCGTTGACTGTGTAAAATTAAAGTCAAGCGACTCAGACCCAAAAAGAACTATGCCTTGGGTAGCAATGGGAGTTTCAGATATCGCCTGAACACCGAACACTACTCAGCATCCTGTATAGTTAGTTCGCCAGCGTCTACTTGACGCATGATTTCTGCGTAGTGGCGGTTGGCTGGGTCAAGGGGAACGGACATCTCTGTGCCGTCAATAGTGGCGTTGATGCCAGCTTGATTGCCTTCAAGGTCATTATAATATTGTGCGCTAGTAGTATCCATTTTTATAACTCCGCATCAAATGTAACAGAGGAAAGATAGTTAGAAGTGCCACTAGTTGCCGCAATGGCACGATATATATGAGCCACATTTGATGTATTAGTGTTAACAGTGCCAGTGTTAGCCCCTGTATGTGCTATTTGGGAAACCGTTGGAGCTGTTCTCAGTTCTGGTTTATGATAAAAAGTTTCTGACCTATATGAAGCGTCATATTGATACATGGGGAATCTAGCCGCAACGGAAGCTGTGTCTCCAAATACGCTGAAATACCTCTGACACCTACGCAACTCGTCCGCAAAGCTGAGATGCTGAAAATTTGTCGCTGTATTGCCTACCTCAAGCTGAACGCCTGTGATTTGCCATGTTGCACTAGAATCTGTTAATACATCCGCAGTATGACCGTAGCCAAATTGATTAGCGTCATAATTTCTCCAGCTAGAACCATCTACAGTGCCTCTGCCTGAACCAGAACTTAGCACCCAATAAACACCCATACCCAAACCATTGTCGTTATCTATAGTACCACTTGTATCACCATCAATAGTTATGGTCTTATATTCCCATGTGTTGGCTGTGTTTATAGTGTAATTTTTTGTAATGCCCCTTGCTGTTCCGTCTGCTAGATAGAGCAAAACAGCGTAAGTGCCTGTTTCTGTACTTTTCACCCAAAAAGAAAGTGTCAAACTTTTTGCGTTGCTCGTACCAAATTTTAGATGCTGAAGATTTTGACCTTCTATGGGCTGATAAACCCCTGCAATTTCATCTGAGTCTAATGTTGTTTCTGCTGTACTTATGGCAATTTTATGTGAGTTAGAAAATCCGTCAGGTGCATTGGTATCTTGCGAAATTGTAGCAATAACTTGGTCTGTGTTTTCTTGAAACCAAGCAAATCTATCTGTAGCTTTATATTGACCACTGCCTGAAGTGTTAGCACTCGCACCCCTCTGTGAGATGATACACGAACCATTGATGATAAGGTTCTTGCCAGTAATGCCACCAGCATCAGCACTACCAGCTAGGTCTGCAAATTCTCTCGCTCTGCTCATTTACTTACTCCGGGATATCAGGCCACACCACATCGTCAAGTGATGAGTATGTATCTGTGATGTCCCGCAGTGCCTGACGATAGGCTGTACGCTCTGCGGACATAGTAAGGTCGGACGATGCCCACCAGTCTGTTTCTGCAATACGCTTGTTACGCTCCTCACGCAGTAGCTTCATAGGCTCTGCCGCGTTTAAGTCAGCCAGTGCAATCTTAACCGTGCCCCAGGATATGCTGCCCCAATCATCTGGGTCATCGGACAGGATGGCTGAACCGCTGTCATCGGTGCCTGTGACAATGCGAAAAGCCGCGTTGAAGCTGATGGCGTCTGTCGGCTCATCGCCATACAAAACCCACTGAGCGTCCGCGTCTACTACTTTGATTGCTTCTTGTACTGTTGCCATAACTATCCAGCTATCTCCGTCACGCTAATAAACGATGTTCCACGTTCATACCCGACATTATCGAAGTCACCTTGCGTTCTATTTAAAGACCAGTCATATCCATCATATTGAAACACACCTACTTTGTAAGTTATTTGTGATGTACTACTTGGCGTATCAAAATAAGTATAATATGCGTGTTCTCCCGTAGAGTTGGCGTCACTTTGGTCGTAAGTAACTGAAGTTCCTTGCAAAACACCTACTACTCTGTTACCAGAAACAGGGTGTGATAACTTTGTAGTGTCTCTAAAAAAGAACCAAACACTATCTGTTGCACCGTTTTGATGACTCCATTCGCCATTCACCATTGCATCAATTTTAATAATGCTAGATGTAGAAACAGGCGTAATATTAACAGTCAAATCTGTTAAAACAGTATTAGTAGCCGCCGATATAGAATAAGAATTGGTCCCAGTAAATTGTGTGTATTGCACTTGAACAATACCACCAGCCTTTGGATACGGGCGTCCGTCCGTGCCGATAGTAAATGCGGTGTTCGAGTTTGTCGGGTCTTGAATCTCGGAGACTTTTAATATGCTGGTCATCCGCCTATCTCCATAACAATGATGCTAGAGGCTGAAGTACCAAAAATGCTTGAGTCAGTGTAAGCGTCAATACCTCTGTTTATGCCGACAGTACCACTAGGGTCCATCCTTCTATATTTTATTTTATAGGTGACGGCTGATGTCGTTGCTGGGCTGTCCAAATAGGTCACAGTTATAGGCCACCCATTTCGGCTATCTTCGTTTAAATACAAATTAGCAGTCGTTCTGGAACGGCTACCATCAGCATCGCCTAAAAATATTTCTGTGCTGTCTCTAAAAAGACTAATCGCGGCCTTCGCTAAACCAGCATCCCAAGCAAGATGAACGAGTGAGTTTATATATATCTTTGAAGAAGTGCTAGACGGAGTTATAGAAACCTCTAAGCCCGTATCAACGAAAGACTGCGAAGTTGTAGTCGCAGTTCCTGTAAAAGTATCTTGCTTTACCTGCAACACATGACCCGGAATATATATCCCGTTGCCGCTGGTCTTTTCATTTATTGTATCTACATATAATGTTGACATAATTATCTCTTATGCGTCATCTGTTAAATAGGCCATAGACCATATTGACTGGCTGTTTGTAGTAGAGTGTGAGGATGATGGAACATTGGTAACTGAAGTAGCATAAGGATAGTTACAATGAACTTGCTTTGTATTATAAACTCCAATCCCTTGAAAGGGATACCCATATCCGCCACCGTCCCAGCCATTTAATGCAGCAAAATATCCGCAATTCGCAATCGGATAGTAGCCTGTTAAGTTAGCTACTGTAAAAGGAAGCCCAGAAAAACTAAGTTGCCCAGCACCACTTGAGCCATTAGTGTAAGAAAAAGAACTAGCTGGGGTTTGGTAATGCCACTGAACATTAACTAAATTACCAACTCTTTGATACCATCCAAGTTGAACTGCTGGTGTTCCTGTATGAATAGTAGCGTTTGTATCAGTAGCTGATTGGTCTGATAAAATTGGTGTCCATGTACCAGTTCTATAAAATGTGCCTGTACCTGCTTGAGACAAAGCCACGTTACCACTGCTGTCAATCGTCATCGCAGACGTACCCGCCGCGTTGTTAATCTGGTCTACATTTAATATCGAAGCCATGCCTGCCTCACAGTATCGTCAGATTACCGTCAACGGTAATGCTGGTTGAAGTATCAATCGTCAGTGGCCCAATCGCCAATGCGTTCTTGGTCGAGCCAATGGTTGTGTTCTGGTCTACAGTCTGGTCGTTGGTTCTAAACACCGCCGTATCTACCGTAGTATTCGTGGTCTGAAATGACGGCGCGGTTATCTCCCCTGCAAAGGTACCGCCAGAAGACTTACTTACTGTATCAGTAACGGTAAACGCACGATAGGCTCTTATAACAAGCTCGTCACTTGCCGCAGCGCCAGACCCCAAGGTAATCGTATCGCCGTTGCTGGGGGTAAAATCTGTGGTGTCTAGATGCACACCATTAAGATACACATCTACATCATTGCCAGAGAAAGACAGTATGGCACCGTTGGCATCCGCACCTGTAAACGCAGTCTGACTAGCGGTAGCAGTGTACTTAAACAATGCCATCGCGTAGCTGAGAGGCTGGTCTATGGCGCGACCAAAGAAGCGGACGGTAATTACATCGCCGTTAGCTGGCGCGGCAGAGAATGTCAGGGTATTGCCTTGGGCTGTATACGCGGCGGACACACCTGGCTCTTGCACCACGTTACCAATAGTCACGATAAGAGCTTCACCGCTTACAACAGACTGCGCTAGTGTAAAGGCTGTGGCGCTTCCATTGCCTGTAAAGGTCTGGAAGGTAATGTCACCTACATTTGGGTCAATGCCTATGTATGCCATTAGTCAGCGTCCTGTATTGTATTGCCGTCTTCCTTTGCCCACTCAAGAATAGCGGCATAGTGGCGGTTGGCTTGGTCAAGTGGAACATCTAGTGTTTCCCCATCAATAACTGCTTTAAGATAGATGTTACTGTTAAGGACAGTCGTGTCATCAAGGTCATACTCGTTTACATATTGTGCTGATGTAATGTTCATTTATAACTCCGCATCTGCTGTCCAATAAAAGTAAATAATCTCACCATCATTACCGCCAAACGCGTGCAAAATACCATCAAGATTACCACCAACATTTGTAACAGTGGTAGCCGAACTACCGCTATCTTTTGTTTGAGTTAATGTTGCGGATGCTCTTTTTTGAACCTGATAACGATTATGTTGTCTTTGCACCTGTGCGCCTGATGAAGTTGGAAGCTGGTAATAGTGTAATACTAATGACTTTTCATAATACCTCTGACACCTCTGCAACTCATCCCCATAAGACCGATGTTCAAACGGTGTGGCCTGTTCGCCTACTTCTAGCTGTACGCCTGTTGTTTGAAAGTAATTACTTACTGTGCCTATTAGGT